GCTAACCCTGTTGTAGTGACTGGGACTACCCAAGCCGTCGACTCTAATACAAAATATATACCAACGAACGCTGCTTTGACATCTTTTACCTTACCACCTCTTTGTTTGGTAGGTGATGTAGTCGATATCGTAGGTCAAGGCGCTGGTGGATGGAAATTGTTACCTAATACGGGGCAAACTATTCAATATCAAGCGACAACTGCTACTGTGAGTATCGCATCAGCCGAGCGTTATGACGCGATTTCGGTTACTTGCGTCGTTCAAAATACAACATGGGTCGTGACTTCTCATGAGTCGACCGGTTTAATTATAACGTGAGGTGAATTATGAGCTGGTTATCAAATTTATTACACCCAGGTGGGGGTTACGACAAAGCGAAGGAAGCCTCCAAAAAGTATTATGATCAGGCGCAAGGCGCGCTTAATCCATACTCTCAAGGTGGTATTGCTGCGAACGACAAACTCAATCAGCTCTTTGAAGCGCTTACTAATCCTGGAAAGCTACAAGATGAGTGGTCTAAAGGCTATTCCGAAAGTCCTTATGCTAAGCAATTGCAACAAAACTCCATCGATAAAGGGTTAAATGCGGCGGGAAGCATGGGTTTGATGGGTTCAAGCGCTGCTTTGAATAATATCCAAGAAGAAGGCTCGGATATTATGAACAAAGACCGCCAGCAATACATGAATGATTTGATGCAAAAATACTTAGCAGGACTTGGCATTGCAACCAATCAGTTTAATACGGGTGCGGGGGCTGCGGGCCAACAATCTCAAAATGCGATGAACCAAGGCAATACAGAAGCAGGTTTGGATTTTGGCAAGTACAATGCTGGTCCTAACATGCTTATGCAATTATTAAGTGGTGGCGCACAATTAGGTACAAATTATTTAACGGGTGGTATGGGCCAAGGTAGTTTCGGTCGTGGAATGTGGACGCCTTCGTCTCCAATGCCTGATTACTATGGCAAAGGCATGTTTATGCCACCGAATGGAGGTCGATAATCATGGCAGTAACTGGCGCAATTCCAATTGGAAGGCTGCCCGTGGATTACCTTACACAAGGTACGGGCGCAATTAATGATATTCTGCAAAAAGCAAGAACGGCTGCTTTGCAACGTCAACAGATGGAAGAAATGGCGAAATTTCATGGCGCAGATTTAGCAATGCGTGAACGTTCCATGAATGCTGCTCACCAGTTTGATGCCTTGAAGAAAATGATTTTCGAGCAACAATTGCAAGGATTAAAAAATAAGAATGATCCAAGTTATGAAATGAAACAATTTCAAGCTTTGGCTCAAATGCTTGGCGGTGGTAATGGCATGCCAGCTGGAAACGAAGAAGGCATGAATGAAGAACAAACAATACCACAAGAAACTCAAATGCCATTCGGTCAAGGACAAGGTATGTTTCCTGCGGAACAACAACCTCAAAATACTCCCAAGGAAATGGCAAATCCTCCTTCTAATCAGGAAGGAAAATTTGATATGCAAGCGTTGCGGAATAATCCATTAATTAAAGGATTTATTAAGCATAAATATGGGATAGACCTAGATGCGCAATCTCCAGATGAAAAGGAAAAAAGAGCGCTTGAATTTAATCAGATGAAACTACAGCAGCGAGAAGAATTTGATAAGGCTAAAGAGCTAAGAAAAATTAATAATCAACTGCCTTTAACTAATGCGATGAAAACACAATTACAAAATATTGTAACTGGTGTTCCTAAAGTCACGAAGAAAATTGATGATTTAATTTCTGCGCCCTCTCCTACTACTATTATTGGATATAAACCAAATCAACGAGCGCAACACGCATCATTAGTATTAGAAGCAGCAGAATCTTATGCTAAGGCAAAAGGATGGCCTAATACTAATGAAAGCATTAAAGCAGCACGAGAAATATTGGATAGACATACTTTTGAAACAGATGATGCTTATAGAAGACGCTTAAGAAGTCTAAAAAACTCTTTAAGTAGGGACTATAAAGACGCAAATGAAACTTTACATCCGGTGCCAGCAGCCTCTGGACAACAAAGTGAAAACAATGATCCTCTAGGATTGGGGTTATAATATGAATCTTGCAGAGATAAGACAGAAATACCCACAATATAATCATGTGGACGATCAGAAACTAGCTGATGCTTTGCATTCAAAATATTATGCTCACGTACCAAAAGAACAATTTTATTCAACAATTGGATTGAAGACACAACCAGAACAAGGATTTTTTAATAAATTACCACGAAATATTGCTGCTGGATTAGTGGGTGGAGCTGCGGGATTGGCTAATTTACCATATGAAGGTGCCAAGCTTATTGGCAATCCAGGCGCTGAATATGTGCCGCATTTTGGTGAACATGATTACGGAAAAATGTTTGGAATAACTGGAGAGCCTACAACAGCGGATAAGGCTATTCAATTTGCTAGCTCACTTGCATTGCCAGTGGGAGCCGCAGGAAAAGCGGCAGGGACTGGATTGAAGACAGCGGCTAAAGTGACTGGGGGCAGATTAAAAACAGCTGCTAAGGCTGCTGCTGACCTTCCTTTAACACGTGGTATGGCCGCAAAAGCATTAAAACAAGCTGAAAAACTAGCGGAAACACGAAAAGTAAATATAAATGATAAGTATATTGATTTGTATCATGCAACAACCCCAGAAAATGCAAATAAAATTTTGCAATCAAGCTTGTTGGCTGAAAAATATCATCCAAATTTTGCAACGTTGACAGATAACCCAGAAGCCGCACTAGGTTATTCCGCAAGGAAAATGGGCGGTGATGAAGTTGGTGATTTATTAAGAATCAGAATTCCAGAAGCAGAAGCACAAAATTTTATTCATCCTGAAATTACCAACTGGGCTACAAAAGCTAATCTTCCGCGTGGCACAGAAAACTCTAAATTATTTGGAATTAAAAAAGAAATACCTGCTAAATATATTAGTAAAGCCAGTAATCTCGCAGAAGAAACCCTTTCCGCGATGGCAAATGTATTAGAAGACATTCCTCAATTTCTACCTAATACAGAGCCGTACAGAAAACTAATGCAAGCTGCTAAAAAAGGAGACTACAAATCATTATTTACTTTGCAATCCGACTTAGGGAAACATGCGCATCAATTAACAAAATCTTCTTCAGGCGCAGAAAGACTCCACGGCATTGAAGCATCGAAAACACGTCAACGATTGATCGAAGCCATGAGGGCTAAATTGGCGGAAAGTGGGCATCAAGATATAGCTGATTTAATGGCTCATGGTCAGAATAGGTATCGTCAATATAATAAGCTTAAAGACAAAGTATATAAACCCGCATTAAAAGTAGCTAAAGCTGCTGGAGCGCCTGTAACTTTAGCGTCAATAATGGAATTGTTATATCGAGCCTCTCATGATTAGTCATCTACAAATGTAACAAATATATCGCGCAAGAGGAACGATATCACTAGAAAAACAAGGAATGAATATGTCATGCTTAGTCTCCGGTTAATTAAGTGACCAGTATAACATAGTTTGATTAAAAAGGAAGCATTAATGGTAAGCCGACAGGATTGCAGTCCATATGTCGGCTTAAGAACTAACGAGGGAAGTATGAGACAGAGAATTAATCGAGTCAATGAAGTAGTAGGATATGTAATTATTACAAGAGAAGTAGGCATGTTATTGCCTAAAGTAAATTCATTACGCAAGGTTCTTTATGTTGAAGCGCAATGTTTGCGATGTGGGAATGGATTAAGAGGTCAATATAAGCATTTTAAAGATGGGTCTAAGGTTTGTAAGTGCTCGGATAGGCGTTATGTTATAAAAATTAAAGACCAAAGGTGGCCTCGGCTTTTATCTATTTGGCATGGGATGAAGACGAGATGTTATAAAACAAATTCCACCTGTTATGAGAAGTATGGCAAGAAAGGTATTGGGATATGCCAAGAATGGTTACAAGACTTTAACGTATTTTATGAATGGGCAATTATGAATGGGTATGAAGACAGCTTAACAATTGATAGGTTAGATTCTTCCAAGTCATATGGTCCTGATAACTGTAGATGGTCTTCCTTGGTTGAGCAGTCTCGGAATAGAGCGGGAGTTTTAAATATATCTCAGGTGAAGAAGATTAAAGGTCTATTAAAAAAGCGTGTAAAATGTTCTGAAATAGCAGCTATATTTAATATCCCTGTTAAACGAGTATACTGTATTAAATCGGGACGCACATGGTCGGATGTCACATAATTTGGAGGATGATATAAATGCTAACTAGAGGCGTTAACCCAATTTGGTGGATTCCGAACCTTGTTGGTCAGCCTATGGATGATACGTATTATTTATTTACGTTATCAAACACAATTCCTTACCTTCCTATAGTGGTTTACCATGACGCTGGTGGTACTATCCCTTGGACTGATCCCATTCAAATGTTGGCTAACGGTACAGTTCCCATTGATGTATATTGGGATGACAATACAGTATATCGCTTAGAATGGCGCGCAGGTCCTACCCAGAATGACACGTTGATTTACTTGGTCGAGAACTACATGCCAGGTGAAGGTGGTGGAAGCGGTCCTGTAACCAACGGAACAAACGACACAACAAACCAAATAACCAATCCCCAATTTGCTGTTGTTAATTTCACAGGAACACTAACATCAACTGCTTCTAGCTTACTAAATGTCGCCCCAGGCTGGGATATTGTGACCACAGGTAGCGGCCCTGGTTCTATTTCTGTGACGCAACTGCAAGTAGAAGGTGTCTCAGGAGATTCGACCAATCCCTCTTTTGCATTACAGATTATGAGTTCTGGATGGGACACGGTTGGTATTCAGCAAACATTTGCAGAAAATGGCGCATTATGGGCATCTGGGATTAACGATATCTCTGGTGTAGCGCTTGAAATCAGCGCGTACAACTCATCAGGAACCGCACCCCCGCTCAGTGGCATTATTAGTTACACAGGAACTGATGCGCCAGGACCAACAACAATATTTACGGCAGCTTCTATTAATGCCGCACCTAATTCATATGGTGGCGCAGCAGCTCTGCCGATATCCACTAATACGTCATTACCTGCGGACGCGGCAACGGCAGTATCGTTTGTGTGGACATCGAATAATACAGTCGTAGTAACTAGCGCCCAATTGATTGGTCAACAAGGCGAAGATATTGCGGAAGTCGCATATCAACAAGAGTCGATTGAACGCCAGATTGACCACTTCTACCATCTTGCTTACCCAATCACACCAGTTGGAACAATTATTGATTTCGGTGGATTTGGAACACCAGCGCATTATCTATTTTGCGATGGCACCGCCTATAGTCGAACGACTTACAGTCAATTATTTAGTGCCTTAACAACAACCATGACGGTTAGTTTGACAAACACAATGAACACCTTTACGGTCAGTTCAGCAATCAATCTTTATATTGGAATGGCAATTGAAGGCAATGGCATTGCTGCGGCTACAACGATTTCTAATATTTCAGGCACAACGATTACTATGTCTGCTGCGGCTACGGCAACAGTTACATCTGTTGTGACGTTCTTCGCGTGGGGTGATGGTGACGGTAGCACGACATTTAATGTACCTGATTTACGTGGATATGTAACTGGTGGTTCTCAAGGTTCATTATTTACTAGCAATGGTGCTGGTAATAAAGGTGGATCTTCAACGCAAACATTGATTACGGCTAACGTTCCAGCACATACACACAATATTAGCTTGTCCATTGTGAATGGTGGAAGTGGATTTGGTTTTGCTAGTGGAACAGCTAGGGTTCCAGGTACATTTACGACTGATAATGGAAGTGGTTCAGGAACTGCTTTTTCTATCGTTCAACAAACAGCGTTGGTTAACAAATTCATCCGATTTGAATAAAGGAGTTTAATGATGGCACTACCATATACCAGTAGTTTTGATAAAACCATAGGATTTACTGAAACAAGTTATCCATTCCACTTGACCGCAACAGTGGTAACAACTATCACGTTGCCTGGCACTGGCATCAATAAATATGTTCTTACGTTCGGGAACACAACAACATCGAATATCTTCGTTGGTTATAACGAAACTCCTGCGATTCCAGGTGGTGATACAGCCACATTGCAAGCGCGCGTAGAGTTCGTTGTTCCAGGCGAGCAGCGTTACGCAATAGGTGGTGATGTGATATCATTAATCACACCCGATGCGGCTGCTTACGGTAGCGTTTCAGTGCGCTCAATCCCTAGCCCAAGGCAATAATTATGGTCAATGTTGTCAAGTTTAGTCAGTTTACGAATGGCGGAAACCTGGATAACAACGATATTACCGTTGGTCTTGGTGGATCGGCCCCGTATTATAACGCCCAATACACCAACCCATGGACTTTTTTAGCCCCTGGCACAACCGGTGATAGACCTCCTATAACATCGGATATCTATTACCGATTACGATTAAATACCAGTCTGCAACAATATGAATATTACGATCCCATTATGGCTGAATGGGTTCAGTTGCAGACTGAAATCCAATTTTCCTGGCAAACAGTTACTACGTCACCATTCCAAATGGAATCGAATAACGGTTATATTGCTGACAGCGCAAGCCAAGTGAACTTGATATTACCAACAACATCGGTCGTCGGTGATGAATTGGCAGTTGCTGGTCAAGGAACAGGTGGATGGATTATTACGCAAGGCGCTGGCCAAAGCATTCAAATAGCACCTGTGTCAACAACCGTGGGAACAATCGGAAGTTTGGCTTCAACCCAACAATATAATTCGATCGCATTAGTTTGTATCGAAGCTAACTTGACTTGGGAAGCACGCGGAGGCCCACAAGGCACACTTACATATTTATAGAAAGAAAGAAAGCGAATTGCGAAAGATATAAAGGTCGCTCTTGGATTAAAGATCCCGATACAGGTAAAAGAGTGTGGGTTGATAAATAAATACTCTAGGTGGATAAATGCCGACCATAAATGCCATAGGTACACCGCAGATAACTCTCGGTGGCACGTTTACGATGAGTGGCCTCTATACGTTCCAAGGGAACCTAACAGGCAATACAAACGTCACATTCCCAACTAGCGGCACATTAGCTACGACATCGGGTACTGTACCTGGAATCATCGGTACCGATCACCAAGTCCTGGCAAATGGCACGTTTGGTTCTCCGGTCTCAGGCACGAACGTCACATTGACGACGCCTCAAGATATTGATGTCACCAGTGATGTAAACTTTGGGACTGTGACTGCCGTAACTACGATTACAGCATCAACTGGTGCTATCCAAGCGTTGGCCAGTAGTGTTATCGCAGGTAGTGATGGCAATGTGGGAAGCCTTGTCTCTTATTCTCCAACGACAGTACTTGGCACGCTATCCATTACAAGTGCTGATAACGCTGGGAACTATGGAAACTTATTGACGAATGCTTCTACGACTGCTGCTCGCACATGGAATTTACCTGATGCTGATGGAACTATTGCGCTAGTAAATAGCTCGGCTCAAACTTTTGATGGTGACTCTGGGTCTGCAACTCCATCCAGTGGAACAATTACATTTACAGGTGCCAGCACTGGATTAACCTTTGCGGGTGCTGGTTCCACAATGACGCTGGGCGGTGTATTGCTTGGGGTCAATGGTGGTACAGGTCATGCGAACACAGGACTTACTATCAATCTTGGAAGTGGTAGCGCTGGCTATGTATTGACATCTGACTCAAGCGGTAATGCCACATGGCAAGCTCCTGGGTATTTAACGGGGGCTGTATTGTTGTCTCCCAGTGGTGACCAGACAATTACTGCACATAATTTAAGTTTATCAGCGGGAAATTTTACTGCTTCTGGAACTATTAATACATTCAATAGCATGAGGATTGGCTCATCTGCAACGCCGTCTGGAGATGCAACTTTATATATTTTTTCACCAACAGCTAATTTAGGCGCATTAATTATTAATTCTGCAAATAACGCAGGTAATTATGGTATATCTATAACGAATGCTTCGTTCGGGCAAGCCAGTACTTTAACTCTGCAAGACCCTGGTGCGTCATCAGCTAACTTCGCGTTAGCTCCATCTGCCTTAGTAAACGGAAATCTGATTGAAGCAAGTGGAACTCTAGGACTGATTGCTGACTCAGGTATTGCTGCCAGTTCAGTTGCCACTACGAGCACTGCGGTACTATTAGCTCCTAGCGGTAATCAAACCATAACTGGTAACTATACGCTACAGGGTTACAATCTGACAGCTACGAATGCTTTGAATGCTGGAAATTTAGAGCTTACTGGAAATACGCTTGAAAGCACCAATAGCAATGGGAATATTAATATCTCCCCAAATGGTACAGGCATACTAAATCTCATAAGCGGTGCCGCATTTACTAATGCCAGCGGATTACGCATACAAGGATATTCAACTGGCTCTCCTGGCCTATCTCTTGGTTTCGCTTCTTACGACAACAATGCTACAAAACAAGTGGATTTTCGATTTTATAAAAGCAGAAGTGCAACTGTGGGTACCTTTACGGCAGTTCAGACTGGTGATACCTTGGGATCATTTACAGCTTATGGTGATGGGGGGTCTTCATTTCTTTTGTCATCTACTATCCAATTTTTGGCAGATGGCACTGTATCAAGCACTCAAGTTCCAGGAAAAATAACATTTAGCACCGTCAATTCCTCAACTGGTAATACAACTCAAGCCCTGGCGATCGATAGTAGTCAAGTGGCCACATTCGCGAATGCCATTGTATCTAATAATGGTATTAACTTCGGTGGAAGTACCTTAGAAAATTACGTAACTGCTGGGACATTTACGCCAGTATTTACCTTTACTACACCAGGCGATTTAAGTGTCAGCTATTCAGTTCAAGCTGGCAATTACACCAGAGTAGGTAATGTGGTAAATGCCCAAATTCAGATCGTGGCTACCCCTACATTTACCACCGCATCAGGCGAAGTAAGCATTACAGGATTGCCAATTGCTACGACTTCTGCTTCAGGATATGAATTAAGCGCGACATTTATATCTTACGGTTTTTCATATCCCGCAGCAGCAACCGTCTTATTCTTGTATGCTGGAGGAAGTGCCACTACGATGTCTATGTATGGAGTAACTGCTACGGGGACAAATCCACAAGTTGGAACAACACAATTTGTTAGCGGCCAAGCGATTCAAATACATGCTAATTTCACGTACCTAGTTTAATACGTTAAGGAGACTTTCAAATGGCAGAAAAATGGATTGCGAAAGCAATAAAAAAGCCTGGGGCGCTTCATAAAGAATTGGGCGTACCAGAAGGTAAAAAGATTCCGGCAAAAAAGCTAGCTAAGGCAGCAAAAGCTCCTGGAAAAGAAGGGAAGCGAGCGAGATTGGCAAAAACTTTGGCGTCTTTCCATAGAGGATAGTGACACTATATAATCCAAGAATTTACGGTGGGTTATGATTATTAAATGTCAAACATGTGGAAATGATTTTGAAGGTAAGAAGACTAGAAAGTATTGTGGTCATAGATGTGCTGGGTTGGCTAAAGTTCCAGGATTGATATTAAGGAATAAGGCCAGAAGAAAGTACGAGCCTGTAGAAGGTTTAACGAGAAATCAGTTATATTGGCGAAATAATAGAGACTGTGTTGATAAACATCTTGCTAGGGATATGAATAAAAGAATAAAAGTTATTAATTATCTTGGTGGAAAATGTGTTAATTGTGGATTTGATAAAGACTTTAGAGCTTTAGTGCTTGATCATATTCATGGGGATGGAAAAGAAGATAGAAAACAGAAAGGAAGCCGACTTTATCGATATTATAGTTCTCATTTAAGTGATACCCAGAGTAAGCTACAAGTATTATGTGCTAATTGTAATTTGATAAAATCTTTTGATAACAAAGAGCATAATATAAGTCGTCGAGTAATAAAAACAGGGGATAATAATGGCTAAAGAAATGAAAATGAAGAAAGAAGTTAAGAAAGAGAAAAAGCATATGGATAAGAAGGAAGACATGAAAATGTTGAAGAAGAAAGTCAAAAAAGATTGTATGAAATAGGTGACCTATGCCACTCATCAAAAATGCTAAGCCTGGCAGCAAAGGCTTTAAACAAAACATTGAGACCGAAATTCATATGGGTAATAAGGCGCCTAAACAAGCGGTTGCTATTGCTTACGATGAATATCGTAAAACTAGGTCCGAACGTACACACGGCAAACATGGGCGGGGATAATCATGGCTAAGAAAGGTGATCCAATATCAGGTTCAGGATCATTTGCTGATAGCTTTGGACGCAAACCTGTAAAAGAGGCTTTCAGCTTAGCTGAGAAGAAAGACTTGCCTCTGTACATGCGTCGGTCAGCATATGATAATATAAAAGAAATAGAAAAAGGTGAGTTCAAGGGTTCACCCGTTCAGCATAATGATCGGGTTATGAAAAATAAATCGGATTATACTCAACGAGGTGAAAAATGAGCGGAATTAGCAATATGGTTCGCGATTATGGTGTCAATCCAGCAATCGTTCGAATTTACACTGGTGATGACTTAACTGTAATCACAACCACTGGTTATTTCTTAGGAACTCAATCAGCAAATTTACAAGCAATCAATGCTGGTCCTTGGGAATGGGCATATGATGCAAATGGCAATATCACTGACCTTTGCTTAATATTCTATGCGACCGACCAAATTGGTTTCTTTACTTACGACGTATCAACTGATGCTTTCGTAGCTTTAGCTGATAACGGCAACTTATCTAATACACTGCCAAGCGGTGATATATTTGTTGGTAATGCTTCAAATATCGCAACAGGCGTTGCAATGTCTGGCGATGCTACTATTAGCAATGCTGGTGCGTTAACAATCGCTGCTGGTGCTGTGACTGGTACTAAGATTGCTTCTCATACTGTTGATTATGCAAATATCGCTCTTGATGTTGCTGCGACTGCCACTGTTGCTTTAACTGCGGCTCAAGTAAACGGTATGTACGCTACTCCAGTACAATTGTTAGCTGCTCCTGGTTCTGGTAAGTTGATTTTGATCGACAGCATCCTTTGGGATATTGCTTATGGCACAACTCAATACGCAGCTGGTGGCGCGATTGCTGCTCAGTATGGTAACTCTGTACATGGCGCAGGTCCTGCTGCTTCTGGCACATTGGCTGCTGCTACATTAAACGCAGTTGCTGCTAGCAGTTTCTTATCAAACGCTGGTAGTGCTGGATTGTTGGACGTTGCTTCAAGTGCTGCTCTTAATACAGCAGTTTACTTGTCAAATGCTTCAGCAGCATTTACAACAGGTGACTCTACTGTTAACTTATATATTAAGTACCGCGTCGTTACGCCTGCTTAATTGAGTTGGCCCGCTTCGGTGGGCCTTTTATTTTGATACGGAGATTTTTAAATGTCAGTTACCACTTTTATCCAAAATTTAGAAACACGAGTAAAAGAAATTGAAACCGCATTGCAACAAAATGCAATTAAGTTAAGTGGTCACTTAGAGGAAGCTAAATATCTTTTGGATTTAGCCACCAAGATTTCTAATGAAGTTGCTCCAGCCAGTCCTGTCACGGAGGCATTAGATGCTGTTGACGCAGTTGCTAGCACGGTTGAAAGCGCTACTCAAGCCAGCGCCCCAGCCCCAGCCGCAGATGTACAGCAATCCTGAGTTAGAGAAGAAGATTTATGCCCACGAAGGCATTCGCCAGTGGGTTTATTTCGATTCATTAGGAAATGCTACCATCGCTATCGGGCGATGTATTGCGCATGGAAACGAAGGTATATCAGTGGATGAAGCCTTTTATCTACTGAGGAATGATATCGACAAATGTTATCGTTCTCTCAGTGAATATGTTTGGTTTAAATATCTGAATGATGTACGTCAAGGCGTTTTGATTGAGCTTTGTTTCAATATTGGATTAGGTGGTCTATTAGAGTTTCAGGGCATGATTCATGCGTTGGAAGCCAAAGACTACGCAACTGCTGCCAAGGAAATGCTGGCAAGTCGATGGGCTACACAAGTTCATCAACGAGCAAATGATATGGCCGCATGGATGGAAAAGGGATCGTATTGAAAGTCGGCGAAGAAACAATTATTCAAATAAAAATATGTGAAGACCTGCGTAAATATCAAATTCCTTTCTATCATTTTGTGAATGAAGGAAAGCGCACGCCGCAAAACGCTAGTTTATTAAAAAAAATGGGCATGACTGCGGGTGTTTCCGATCTCTTCATGCCAC